GAGAGCAGGAACTTCTGGCAGAAGCTAAAATAGCAGCTCCAGATTATAAAGCTCCCAAGTCTGTTGAGGAACTTGAAGATTTTCGTAAGAAGCATCCAGATCTGTATGAAACAGTAGAGTCAGTTGCACACATGCAAAGTGAACAGCAGATAGCCGATATACGGCAGGAGCTAGTTACTATAAAGCAACGTGAAGCTGCCATATCTAAGCAAGAAGCGGAAGTTTCTCTTCGTGAAAGACATCCTGACTTTGAAGATATTCGAGGTGATGAAAACTTTCATGCTTGGGCTAAGGAACAACCTACTGAAATTCAGAACTGGATTTACAAAAATCCCGACAATGTTGCTTTAGCAAGTCGAGCTATTGATTTGTATAAAGTAGAAAACGGTATTGCTCAGTCGTCCAAAAAACCTGCTAAGTCTAAGGGAAGTGCAGCTGATATGGTTTCAACTAAAACAAAAACCATTGATACTAAGCAACCAAAGATTTGGACAGAACGGGAAATCGCTCGGATGTCTGTGGATCAGTATGATAAGTACGAGCAAGAAATTAATCTTGCGATCTCAGAAGGCCGAGTAACTAAATAACTTAGTCTTTTAAAAAGGTAATTTATCATGGCGTATAACCAATCAGATCAGTTTTTTGAACAATCAACTGACACCAACGGTAACTTTGGAAACAGCGTTACAGGACAAACTAACTCGTTTTTCCTACCTGCTGTTTACAGTAAGCAAGTTCTTAACTTCTTCCGTAAAGCATCAGTAGCCGAGGCAATCACTAATACTGATTACTCTGGTGACATTTCAGCTTTCGGTGATTCAGTACGAATCATTAAAGAGCCTACCATTCAAGTATATCAATACGAGCGTGGTGCGGATGTTACACAAACTAAACTTACTGACCAAGAGACAACTCTTGTTGTTGATACTGCAAACGCATTCAAGTTCATCGTTGATGATATTGAAAGCAACATGTCTCATGTAAACTGGCGTGAGATTGCTGCATCAAGTGCTGCTTACTCACTTAAGGATGCATTTGACGAAAATGTTCTTGCTAAGATTGCAGCAGGTATGTCTGCTTCTGCTCCTGACCACATCCTCGGCGCTGACGCTGCGGTAGGTTCTGGGGGCTTAGGCGAGACTACTGCGTCAATCGATCTTGGTGCTTCTGCTGAAGTAGACCCACTCGACCTTATGGCTCGTATGGCTCGTCTTCTTGATGAGCAAAACGTACCGGAAGAAGGTCGTTGGTTTGTAGCATCTCCAGAGTTCTACGAAGAGCTTTCACAGTCTGACTCTAAGCTCTTGTCAGTAGACTACAATGCAGGTCAGGGTTCAATCCGTAATGGTTTGATAAGCTCTGGCAAGCTCCGTGGCTTTAGCATGTACAAGTCTAACAATGTACCTGCAACAACTACAGCAACTGCCCAAGTTATGTGTGGACATATGTCTGCCGTAGCAACCGCGCAGACTATTGTGAACACTGAAGTTATCCGTGACCCATCATCTTTTGGTGATATTGTCCGTGGCCTTCATGTACACGGTGTTAAAGTACTTCGACCTGAAGCATGCGTCCAAGCATTCTACACAATCGACTAGTAACTTTATAAGGAGGAAGGGGGTGTAAAAGCCCCCTGACTTTTAAAATGGAAAAAAATAAACGTATAGTTCTTAAATCTAGAAGCAAGCAAAATTCAAGACCTAGAGAAAGTCAAGTAACTCATTCTCAATATTCCTCAAACTGGGACAAAATATTCGGAGATAAAAAACATGATGAAAAAGAACAAAGCATACAAAAGTAAATATTCTTACGGTGGTAAAGCCACAGCTAAAACAAAAATGAACATGGGAGGGCCAGTTAGTACTAAAGGTTCTCAGCCTCAGTATGGTAAAACCATGAAAGATGCAATGCCTAAAACTTACGAGTGTTAAAAAATGGCTACAACATTTCTTCAGTTAACTAATGAATTACTAAGGGAACTCAATGAAGTTCCTTTGACTACTAGTAATTTTTCAACTGCTATTGGTATTCAAAAACATGCACAAGATTGCCTTAATCGTGCTTACGCAGATATTGTTACTGAAGAACCTAAGTGGCCTTTTTTAGCTGTAGCTGAAAGCGGGACAGTAGATCCTATGTATGGGAATGTTTCAGTAGACACTACAGCAGGGACACGATGGTATGAGCTAAAGGAATCTAGCTCATCTTGGGCAGATGATTATGGTGCTATAGACTGGGAAAATTTCTATATCACTACAGTTGGTGTAAGCGGAGAAACTGCTCCTTACGTCAGTAAAAATCTACGCTTTATATCTACAGAAACTTGGAAAGATTTTAGGCGTACAAACGAAAACGAAGATGATGCAGATACCCAAAACTGGGGTGAGCCTAATGCAGTTATCCGTAGCGCAGATGGGCGCAACTTTGGACTAAGTCCTATCCCTAAGAAAGAGTATAAGGTTTGGTTTTTTGCTTGGAAGCAACCTACTAAACTAAATTCCTACTCAGATGAAGTAGTTTTTCCTGATATGTACACAAATGTTATAATTGCTAAAGCTCGTTATTATATGTGGCAGTTTAAAGAAAACCCACAGTCAGCTACTTTTGCGATGAACGACTACAAGAAAGGGCTACGCAGCATGCGAGAGAATCTTTTAGATCCACCGATTAGTTATATTAAAGACGATAGAATAAGGTTTATATAATGTCGCAGCCGTTTGGATTTTCATGCACAGGTGGTTTAAATACTAACCTTAATGAGTTTGATATGCTTAAGCAGCCCGGAATTGCTAAAGAGCTTACAAACTTTGAAGTCCACCCAGATGGAGGCTATAGAAGAGTTAATGGCTACACCCCTTTTGGTTCTACTAGACCTGAATCTTCCGCTGCTATACATGGGGTTTATCCGTATGGTCTAGGAGTTGTTGTATGTGCAGGCACTAGTATTTATTATTCAGAAAACGGCAATACTTGGACACAGATAAATTATAATACTGGTACTCATGGTTCCTTACAAGCAGATCTCTCTTCACTTACAGAACTAAATAGACCTAATCAAGGACAAGCTCAGTTTGCATTAATGACAGCTCCTACTGGACATGTAGTAGGTACTCATGGATCTTTAAGTATTGCTACTGGCGCAGATAAGCTTGCTCATTTTTTTATTGAAGGAACAGGGGTTACTAGAAAATTTCATTACTCTGAAACTTCTACACCTGCTGCGGCTAAATATATTGAAATACTAGAAAAACATTTATGTGTAGTTGATACAACTAACCAAGCAAGTACTGTTTATTATAGTAAAACTAATGATGATGATGATTTTACAGGCACAGGATCAGGGTCAGTAACAATCGCAGACAAAGTTACTGGCATAAAAAGTTTTCGTAATACTTTATTTATATTCTGTGAAAATACTATTCATAGATTAGATAATATAAATAATGCAGCTACAATAGCTGTAACACAAGTAACTAATAATGTAGGGTGTTTAAGCGGATACAGCATACAAGAAATTGGAGGAGACATTTTATTCTTAGCTCCTGATGGCCTTAGGCTTGTTGCTGCCACTGCAAGGATTGGTGATATTGAATTAGGAACTGTATCAAGACAAGTGCAGGCTCTTATTTCTTCTGTTACGGCTAATATTTCTGACTATGTAATTAGTAGCGTAGTGTTACGCCATCGTTCTCAGTACCGTTTATTCTATACTGGAACTGGGGCAGATATAGAAGGATCTAGAGGACTTGTAGGAACTTTAACAGCTGATGGGTTTCAGTGGGCTGAGACAAAAGGAATACAAGCTCCTGCTATTTCGTCTGCTTTTAATTCAGTAAGCGAAGAAAAAGTATACCACGGAGATAACAGTGGTTATATTTACGAACATGATACAGGTAATTATTTTTACCAAGAAGGCTCTCAGAAAGTTATTAACGCTTACTATAAAACTCCTAACTTAGATTTCGGAGACTCAGGAACTTTAAAGACTTTAAAGTACGCTAAAATATCTTTTGGCCCTGAAGGGGATATAGATCCTTATCTTCGTGTTAGATACGATTATGAAGATCCTACAATACCTCAACCTGCTGATTATGAATTAGAAGGCATCAGGCTCCCTGCTATTTTCGGGACTAGTCTATTTAATACAGGTACTTTCGGGGGATCGCTAGACCCTACTTCCACACAAGCTATTGAAGGTAGTGGACATACTTGTAGTTTTAGAATTTATAGCGAAGACAATAGCTCGCCTTATTCAATTAACGGTTTATATTTTAATTATACCCCCTCAGGTAGGAGATAATAATGTCTGGAACTAATTATATCAGACAAAGCACATTTACTGACGGAGATATTATAACCGCAGCTTTATTCAATAATGAATATAATCAAATACAAAATGCATTTGTGTATGCCGCTATAGGCACTACAGGTCATCGTCATGATGGAACTAGCGGGCAAGGCGGTAACATACATACTATTGGCGACCAAGATTTTGATAATAAAATTGTAGTAGATAGTACTAACAATAGATGGGGATTTTTTGTTTCTGTTAGTAATGAACCAGTAGAGCAGATAAGAATTCAAGATGGAGCTATTGTACCTGTAACTGATAATGATATAGATCTAGGTACTTCTTCTCTAGAGTTTAAAGATATTTACATTGATGGTACTGCTTATGTAGATTCTATTTCTTTTAACGGTACAGTTATTTCTGCAACTGCTACTGAATTAAATACTCTAGATGGTATTACTTCTACTGTAGCAGAATTAAATATTCTTGATGGTGTAACAGCAACAACCACAGAATTAAATTATACTGATGGTGTTACGAGTTCTATTCAAACTCAAATAGATACTAAAGCTCCTACAGCTAGTCCTACTTTTACAGGTACACTTACTGCTCCTACTATAAATGCTAGTACTTCTTTAGAAATAGCAGGGACTGCATTAACTGTAACTGCTGCTGAATTAAATACTCTTGATGGTATTACAGCAACTGTAGCAGAACTTAATGCTCTTGATGGTATTACAG